CCTATGTCATATCCACCACTTGTATCAACGTCAGCTATACCAACATCACCAATACCTATGTCATATCCACCACATGTATCAACGTCAGCTATACCAACGTCACCAATACCTATGTCATATCCACCTGCGTCAGCACTTGCACCAGAGTCAACACTTACATCAGCCGCAGCACCGCCACCTTCATGAGCAGCCTCTGCCTCATCTCTACCACTAGGACCTTCACCGCCACCGCCACCGCCACCGTCGCCACCGCCCCAAACTGGACCTCTACGCCAAGGCTGTAATAAGAAAATATTTAACAATTTGCGCTCCTGTAGTGATATTTCTCACGAGACCCACGTCTCGCTGTGCAGTAGTTATAATCTGGGTACATATCAGAAAGATGTCTCTTGATGTCTCTAAAAATACGCATGACATTACCATAAGGTGCAATGAAATCAACGACATGCACCTGATCACCGCTGTCACGTTTAAAAACTTCAGGGCCATCATATACTTGAGTTTTAAATTCTTCGTTCGTCAGCCATGCCCAAGTAACAAAGCCAATACACTTATTGCTGTTTTTTTCGTAGTAAGTTCTAATTCTATTATTTTCTATGGCAGGTATTAAACGCCAAGAAATCGTCTGGCTCTTGTAGCCACTGTAAGGGGCAATAGTTGACCACAACTTTACAGTGTCTCTATAAGTATCTCTTAACTTATTAAAGCCATCATAGTTCATTACATTCCAACTCCCCGATACTGGGCAGCATCTGGATCTTGAGCGTAGACAGGACTTCCGTCTTGCTTGTAGCCAACAAGAGGATTATATTCACCTACAGGAATAGCTGTAACTTTTTCTGTGTATGGACTTGTACTACTCATAAATTTATTTTTTTCTGCCTGTGGTAGGTTTACAAAGTCAGGTTGATTAAAATTCAAACCACCTATAAAATTAGTAAATTGATTGTCAGTCATTCCTTTATTAGCAACTGTCTCTGTCTCTGGCTTTGGCGCAAGTTTGCCTTTAGCCCAATTCACACCCCTGACAATACCAGCTCCAGGCATAACGTAACTTGCAATTTGATTGGCAAGCATTCGGTCTTCTGATGTCTTTTGAGGTTCGCCACTCTTAGCAGCGTAAGTGCCTGGAATACCTTTGTAACCAGTAGGTAAACTTGGATCGTAAATAGCTTTGTTGCTCATGCCATATACAGTTCCATACGGATCTGTTGACGTAAATATACCGCCATCCTTGTCTAGATCAAGAAATCCAAATACGCCTTTCTTGCCAGTTCTTTTACCTGACCCTAGACTTTTCATTCTGGCACTTTGAGCTGCATATGCCCTAGCTCTACTTGCATTTTGCTCCGCACGTTGAGGTGTCATCATTGAGTTAGTGAATTGATCTAATGCGCCACCTTTAGTTCCACCACTCCACATCATGCCTGTTTCTGGATTAATACCAGCAACTGCACCACGAAATGCCATTTCATCAGAAATACCTGTATTTCTGTTCTCAGCTTTTTCTCTCGCGGAAACTAAATTTGGGTTGTATTTACTGTAAACTGTGTTGCCTGATTTACTTATTGTGTAGCCTTTAGGCAGACTTCCTTGCAAAAAGTTTTGACTAGAGGGAACTGTCCTTTGGTTTTTTTGAGGCGTTCCAGATACTATACCTTTAACAAAATTACCTATTTTGCTAAAAACATTGCCACCATTTGATGGTCCTTCTCCTGGACCTACTCCACCACCGCCAATGCTTTCATTATCAACGCCCTCTGGGCTTGCGATACCACCAGCACTTGTACCTGTACCAGTGCTATATCCACCTTTTCCATATCCTGCTGGCATATTACGCTCCTTGCGCCTGTGTGGGATTAGGCATCGCTGCGGTTACGCTACTCAACGCACCCATGTCGCCCTGACCCATTCTCTTCTTAATATCGTCAACTTTCTGCGCTAAATACGCATTCATGTCCAACCCACCTGGCGGTTGACCACCTTGTGGTGGTGGAGGTGGCATTCCACCTTGACCTTGCTGCTGTTGCATCATCATCGCTTGCTCTCGTGTCATCCCAAATGCAGATGGATTAATTGGCCTGATTGAATCTAAAATATCATTCGGTGACATTCTTAACAGCCTCCATCTGGATCTCTGCTTGGATCTTCTCACGTTCTAATTGTATCTTAGAGGCATTCTTCTCACGTTCAAGTTGTAAATCAGCCTCCAGCTTCTGTATTTTAGCCTGTAAATCTTGCTGTGCCTTCATTTGCTCGATTTGCATGTCTTGCTGTGCCTCAGCTTGCTTGATCTGAATTGAAGATTGAGCCTTCGCCTGATCTGACTCGATTTGTGACTGCGTTCTGGCCTTCAGTGCCTCAGTCTCAAGTTGCGCTAATTGCTGTGCGTACTGTAGCGGATTGCCTTGCTGACCCTGTTGCTGTTGCATTGCCTGTTGAATTGCAGGGATTGGCTGCATTTGTGGAGCCTCCTGTACAACTTGTGCCGCTCTCTGGCTAATCAATCGATCCATCTCAGGGTTCATATCTTCAAACTTAAAGTCTGGCTTCCTGAAGTCTGGCAATACTGGCAACTGAACGCCCACACTTTCCTCCATGCGGATTCTGTAAAGTAACGCAATATGCTCTGCAATATGTGCAAGCAACACTGGCCCCATTGTCTGTTGAGCTGCTGGGTTACCAGCCAACGTCGGATCTTGCATGAATTGCATGTGAACCGCAATGTGCGAGTCGTGGTCTTGCTCAACAAAGGCTCGAATTGGCTTGCCGTACATGACGCTCATATTCTCGTCAATCGGGTCAAGCATAATAGCCTCTTCAGGTTTCTTCAGTATCTCATCAATGTTCGGTATCCGAATTGCCTCGTACATCCTCTTAAACGCTGCGTACATATCGTGGAGCTGTGGAGCGGCCTTCGCCATTTCCAAAATAGCCTGAGCCTGTGCAATACGCTGTGATGTGGAAAAGATGTTGGGGTCGCTTACAGGAATAACGTCGATTCGACCGTCGAAGTCCGCTGCAAAGACTTCCTCGCTACTTCCCGATAGCGCAAATGTAAACGACTCGGGCAGGTTCTCGGCATTGAGATCAGCGAGCAGCTTAAACTCCTGCCCCTGCGCGTAATGCAGTCTCTTGTGGATAGCGGAGAAAGCCTTAGAGCCTTGCTCAATAAGGGCTACTGTCGTACCCACAGGTGCATTAGGGCTTACATCCCCAACATTTAAATCTGCTGTGCTGGCAAATCTCTGTCCAGCCTGAACTATAAAGCCAAGCAAGTTAAACAGTGACTGGCTAGGCTCCTTAAATGGCAACGGCATAATAGCTTTATTAACGTCGTCAACCGTCGCATCTAAATCAACAAATTCCCCAGGGTTAACTTGAACCTCACCGCCTGAAACTCGACCTCGTAATTTAAAACCGCCCTGCATATTTGAAAACGCGGCTGAATCTAGTAATGCCCGAAGCGATCCAGTAGCTGCCTTGCCCAGTCCACCGATTAAGTGGAATAAACCAAAGCCATAAAAACCAAGGCCAGGTAGAAACTTGTAAGACACAAACCAGTCACGTCTAAGTTTACGCTCGTCATCTTCACGCCAGTTACGTCTTATGCTAACAATTTCATTGCTGTCATAGTCAATCGTGACAACGTAAGGCAATCCGACAACTGTGTCGCTGTCCTCGTCCTCATCATTATCATTCACGCCATCAAAGGTATCGTAGACGTGCATCTCAAGCAATGTCATCATCTTATCTTGAGCGTCATCGCCAAACTGATCTACGCCCTCGATCTCACCAATTATATCGCCTGATGGATCGGGATCTCCTCCCTGATACTCAGCAGCTAGGTAATAGCCAGATTGGACGTACCGATTGTAGTCGTTCTTCGGCATTCTAATAACTTGCGTGTATCGAGGTGAGGTATATAAATCTTTACTCTCTGGGGCGACAATGAAATCTTCTGCCTTGACAAACTGGGAACATTGCCTGTCCATATTTGTATCCCACCAAACTTTCTTGAAAGTCTGACCAACCAGTGGCAACTGAAATAACATCTGATCTAAGTCAGGGAAGTATTCTGGCATCTCTTGCGTAATCTGGTAATTCATAAATTCCCGAACACGACGTGCCTGTTCCTCAAGTTCCTCATTGGGATCGCCAACAATAACCGTCTTAACAGGACCGCCACTTGGGTATAGCTCAACAATTGCCTTGGCATTAAACTGGGTTGCAGCTTCCGCTATCATTGGATGTACAACTGTAGATAAACCGCGCACCGCACGTTCATCTTCTGATTCATCCATACCACCGTCAGGATCTAGCGTCTTTAAGCCATTCTTGTAACGCTCTTCCCACTCAGATCGAGACTCTCTGTCGTTCTCGTAATATGAAATAAGTGTCTGACCCTTTCGAGCCAATTCATTATCCTCAATAACCTCAGCTAAGTTTGAATCAAACTCACTATCTTTCTCTGCGGTTATATCAAGGTCTGGGTCGCCAATAAGAACTTCGTCATTCCCAATGTCCTCGACTTGTAAATCATCGAGGGGCGTTCCCTCTGCGAATGGTGCTAATTCTGTAGGAACCGTTGGTGACCTAGCCATACATTGTCATCCTTCTTTGCTCTGGGTA